AACTGCTAAAAATGCAAAGACTGCATTAAGAAATGCACCTGCGGCTCAAGCAATTACTGATGCAGATACGATAACAAAGTTAAAAGCAGCTTGGGATGCAAGTACACTAGGCACAAGTCCATACGCATAGGAGTAATAGATGGCTTTAACTCAATTAGGTCCGGGAGCATTTCCTAGTGGTGCTGTTTTACAAACAGTAAGCACTAACGATATGACAGCAGCATCTTATACAGGTACAAGTTCAGTTGATCCAAAAACTATTATAAGCCTTGCAATAACTCCATCATCAACAAGTAATAAAGTTCTTCTTACAGGATTTATATCAATAGGAGGCTTGTATAGTAACCATAGTGGACTTTTTGATTACATAGGAGTCAGATTAAAAAGAGGAAGCACAGTGATAGGTGAGACAACTGATTTATCATCAGCAACAACTGTGCATGGTGGTGATGCAAGTGGAGCAAGTCCTATGCACTCTGTTGTTAAAGATGCAGGTTATTCTGCTAGTAGACCTGCTTCTGTTCCTTTTCATTTTGTTGACTCTCCTAGCACAACTTCTGCAACTACTTATAATATACAAGGTGTTATTGAAGATTCAGGTAATACAAAAACGATGCTTAGAAATATTGCTGGTTATAACTACAACAATGACGAAATGGCGAGTGGAACTTGTCAGTTAACATTAATGGAGATTAAAGGTTAATGACAGATGCAGAGGTAAAATTGTTAATGTTAAGAAATCTTAGAAATAATTTATTAAGAGATAGCGATTGGGTTGCAGCAAAAGCTTTTGAAAGTGGTACAACTGTATCATCAGCATGGAAAACATATAGACAAGAATTAAGAGATATTACTAAAACTTTTAAAAGTATAGGTGATACAAATTTTAAATTCCCAGATAAGCCAGAGGAATAGGGTATGCCGTATATAGGAAGATCAGAGCAATTTGGAGTAAGAAGTAGATTTCAGTATCAAGCCACTGGAAGTCAAACTTCATTTAGTGGGAGTGATGCAAATTCATTAACATTAAGTTATTCCGATAGCTTGTATATGGATGTTTATCAAAATGGTGTTTTACTTAAAGCTGGAACAGATTACACAGCTACAACTGGAACAACTGTTGTTTTAACAACAGGTGCAAGTTTAAATGATATTGTTGAGATGGTTGTGTATGATACATTTTCTGTAGCTAATTCCTATACAAAAACAGAGGCAGATACGAGATACCCGTTTAAAGGGAATAATAGTATTATTAGATTAAATGGAAACACTATAAGTGCGGATATTACAATAGATTCAGATGAGAATGGCGTTAGTGCAGGTCCTATAACACAATCGGCAACTGTCACTGTTAATGGTTATTGGAGTATCGTATGACAAGTCAATTAAATGTAGATACCATAAAGGGAAATGAAACAGCAGGTTCTATTACTATTCAAGGTGAAGGAAGTAAAACTACTAATCTGCAACAAGGATTAATTAAGTTTTGGTTAAATTTTGATGGTCAAAGTACAATTAGTACAAGAGATTCTCTTAATATAAGTGGTGTAGTAGATGATGGTGAAGGTCAATACACTCCTTCTTATACAAATAGCATGGGAAACGCAAACTATTCTATGGGAGTTAATACAGATTATGACGGAGTAGAATACTCTATAAATTGTAAAATAATAGCGACTGGTTCGCATAAGATACAAACTGTGGATGCTGATATGAGTAGTTATCACGACCATGACATCGTTATGGTTAATGGAATGGGAGACCTAGCATAATGGCAAGTCAATTAAAAGTAGATACAATTACAGGTGTAACCACAGCAGGTAGTGTGGCAGTTACAGGTGAGGGAAACTCAACGACAACCAATCTCCAACAGGGATTGTGTAAACATTGGGTAAGTTTTGACCCATTGAATAGTAATAATCTTGATGATTCATATAATAATGCTTCTGTTACAGATGGTGGAACAGGAATTTTTACATTTACAAATACAAACAATATGGGAAATGCTGTTCATGCACCCTTAATAGGTTCAGAAATACAAAGTTCATATCAAGATTCAGCAGATGCTATATTATCTTCAGGTCGTACCACAACTGGAATGAAATCATATCATGTTGAAAACAATTCCGCTACAGACAATGGTATTCTTACAATGCACACATGGGGAGACCTCGCATAATGGCTAGTATATTAAGAGTAGACACATTAACAGATGCAAGTAGTAATAATTCAATAGGCATGAGCTATGTTGCAGAAGGTTCAGCTAAATCATGGGCGAATTTAAATGGAACAAGCACAATAGCTTTAAGAGATAGTTTTAATGTAAGTTCAGTAGCAGACGATGGAACAGGTGATTATGATTTTACATATACAACTAATTTTGGAAATGTAAACTATTCAATTCAATCACATAACTGTTTTACAAGTACAGGTGCGTGGGCTGTTTTTAATTCGGCAGAAGAAGTACCTGCTACAAATTTTCATAATTATAAGATTGTTAATAGAAATGGTGGAGCACAAGATGAAGCATATAACTACTTTGCAGCACATGGAGACCTAGCATGAGTAAGGCATCTGATTTAGCAAGATTAATAACAAGTGGCTCTACTGCTATACATGGTGAAGCAGGGGTTACATCAAGTGGTTCAACAGGAGCAACAACTAATTTGCAACAAGGGTTAGCTAAAGCACATGGATATGCTCAACAAAGAACTTCTACAGTTGAGTTAAAAGATAGTTTTAATATAAGTTCATGGGTTGATGATACTACAGGAAGAAGCACATGGAACATTAATGCAGATATGGGAAATACTACATATACAATTACTTCTGGTAATTCTTATGATGGAACTTCTGGTAGTGGACAAGCAGGTCAAAATGAAGCATGGGTTGTTGATGCAGGTTCTCTTAAAGTAGATACACATTTTGGGGGTAGTGGTTCTTTTGCTTATTATGATTGTGATTATGTGTATGCAGCAGTACATGGTGACCTAGCATAATGTTTGGTGGTCATTTTGCATTTAGTGAAGTTGCTTTTAATGACATAAAGATATTGTCCAGAGAGCATTGGAGGAGTATAATACCTACAGGAGATGAAACATGGACTTCTATATCTCCATCTGGGGATGAAACATGGGCGGCAATTTCTCCATCTGGGGATGAAACATGGACTGATATAGGTCCTAGAATTATATAAGGATAGAACTATGGCAAGTACATATACAGTAAATTCAGGAATAGAAAAACCCGGTACTGGAGAACAATCGGGAACTTGGGGGACAACGACCAATACCAACTTTGATATTATAGATAGAGCTATAAATGGTGTAGGTTCTATATCACTGTCTGGAACAACTCATACATTAACTACTACTGATGGAACATTGTCTGATGGTGGATATAAAGTGTTATCTTTTACAGGTGCTTTAGGTGCAAACAACACAGTAACTATATCGCCAAATGACCAAGACAAAGTTTATTTTATTTATAATGGCACAACAGACTCTGGAAGTTCTGGCCCTTATTCTGTTATTTTAACGCAAGGTTCTGGAGGGAATGTAACTGTACCAAATGGATCTTTTAAAATTGTATATGCCGATGGTGCTGGATCTGGTGCAAAGGTAAATGATGTAACAAGTGCTTTAGATGTGTCTGCTTTAAGACTTGGAGGCACAGCAATTACATCAACTGCCGCAGAATTAAACATTATGGATGGTGGCACATCTGCTACATCAACAACAGTGGTTGATGCAGATAGGGTCGTGTACAACGATGCGGGGACCATGAAACAAGTAGCCGTTACAGACATGAGCACATATTATAACGCTAATGCTTTTTCTGCTCCTTCTGCTATAACCAGTTCAAGTTCAACTTTAACGCCATCAGCGGCAAAATCAATTTATCAAAGAGTAGATAGTTCAAGTAACAATGTTGCTTTAACTTTAGCAGCAGGCAGTTTAGCAGTTGGGCAATATATTATTGTGGATAAAACCTCCACAAGTAATACTTTAACTTTATCGTATCCATCTAATTCACAAGGAGTTTCTTTAGGTAGTTCGGTAGAATTTGCTTTTGCAATTTATAATGGATCACATTTTTCATTTATAGAAACAGTTAAATCATAGGTAGTTAGATGATTCCTTTTGTAAGTAATGTAGGGTTTACAACAGTAGGTTCAGCGGGAACTTTAAATGATAAAGCAGGTACATCTAAAAGCAAATTACCTGTGCAAATTTTTAGATTAACCGACAATATTTCTGGTAACTTAACAATGAGCAATGATAGTGCTCATAAAAAAATAATCTTAGATACAAATGGCAATAATATTTTAAACTCTAGTGGATCCCCTATAACCAATAATTCAAGCACATCTTTAGAAATAATAGGAAGTGGTAATGTACAATCTACTTTAAAAACTTTTACAGCGACTCAAGCTTCTGATTCTTATACGGGTACAACTACGCCAAGTAATAGTGATAGTTCTACAGTTATTGTTGATGACGATCATACTTATAGTGCAACAGG